TCAGGCGGCCTGCTGGCCGCCCTGTTCGTTGTCCGTGGCGGGCGCGGCGGCGGTGATGGCCGCCAGCAGCTTGTTCGCCCGCTTGACCTTGTCCTTGACGCCGATGCGGTCATGCAGACGCTGTGCTTCGGTGAACGCCGATATGGCCGCGTTTAGAAATGGAGCGGCGGCAGTCGCCTCGGCGGCTTCACCAGCGGCCAGTTCCTCGTTGCCAGCGGCCTTGAGGAGTTTGGCCCGGACTTCATCATGAATGTCGCAGGCAAACGTCAGGTCCATGACCTCGCCCAGCGTCTCCAGCGGAAACCGATTGCCCGCATTTTGAGCCTTCAGGGCTGCATCTGCGATTTCTTCCACGATGATCGTGGCAGCGTCGCGCTGATAGCGGGAGGGCATGGGCACATTGTGCCGCAGCACAAATGCAGCAAGGCTCAGCGCATTTTCGTAGTCGCCCGTGTCGATCAGCCAGACCATGCAGGTCGGCACCACTTCGGCGGCGAGGCCGGTGCCCACCCCTGCATCGGCGGCAAGGATGCCCTGCACCCATGGGCGATATTCGGGCAGCATTTCACGCTTTGCAGCGATCTTGAGGTCGATGGACCGGATTTCCTTCAGGCGGCGCAGGTCATGCGTCAGGCGCAGGCCGATCTGGGCTGCAGCCTGTTGCGCCGGGGAAGCATTGGCCACCCCTGCTGCCGGGGGAATATCGGCAGCAGGGGTGGCATCCGCTCCACCGTCGGGAGCGGACGCAACGGTCTTGGCAGCAAGGATCCTGTCCCTGTGGCGGCGAGCGAGGCTCATGTGCGTGTCCTGTCAGATGGAGGGATTACGGGAGCGGGGCGGGAGAATCCGGCAATCAAGCCGGTTTCTTGCCCATCACGACGTTTTCGACCAAGGCACAGCGGCCATAGTCTTCCACGACGTAAGCCTCATTGACTGACTCGTAATTCTCGATCTGATCGAGAGCCGGTTCGTCCTTGATCTGGCGACGGCGGGTTTCTTCCTGCCAATAGATCGACAGGTTATCGAGGCTGGTGATCAGGATCGCGTCCTCGGGGAAGAAGGGCACGATGATCGCGCGCTTGCCCGCCAGCTGCATCGGCAGCGTGAGGATGCGGTGGGCGGCTTCGCGCTCCGTGGCGGTGTCACCGGCGGCCTGCAGCAGGTTCAGATACTTGTCCTTGACCAGCTTCCAGCCCACGATGACCACCAGATCGGTGTCCGAGCGATGCCAGGGGTCGAGCAGATCGAGCGCGTCGAAGGCCAGCGCGTCGAGATTGGCATAGTCCGCGGCGGCGGTGGCGATGTTGGTGGCGTCACCATCGACCACTTCGACCCCGGCGGCGACATAGATCGCCTTGGTCGGATCGGTCGACAGCGCGCCGTCATCCAGCACCCGCTCCTGGGCATGGGTGCGGACCTTGTGCAGCCAGCCTTCATTGACGTCCTGCAGCAGCGGGTTCGCGCCGCGATCGGTGGCGGCGGCAGCGGACGTGCCGTTGAAACCGATCATGATGCGGTCGCGGCCCTGCTGCTTCAGGATCACGTCGCGCAACAGCGTCTGGAACTCAGGCTTATGACGCCATGCATCCAGCTTCGCATATTTGATCGCATGGTCGAAGTTGGTCTGCTTGCAGACATAGCCGCCGTCGTCCGTGGTGTCGGTCGGATCGGTGGGCGTGCGGCGGTTGCCCGCGCCGGTGTTGGTGCGGCCCGCGAGCGGGCGAGTGACCGTGACGCCGACCTTGTCGCCAGACTGTTCGGGCACGCCGACGATATTGATCTGGGTCAGGAATTCGCTCGATTCCTGAATTTTCTCTTCCAGCTTCTGCTCCACGACGGGCGCGACGCTGAACTTGACGGTGGCGTCGGCGACGCTGTTCAGCAGAGCGATCTGGCTGACATAGGCCGTGAAAAGAAGGCGGGTTTCGTTACGCATGTGCGTTGGCTCCTGACGGGCTTGGGGCGGGGCGGTTCGTGCGAGGGATGAGGGGGATCAGCAGTCCGTGACGACAGCGCCGTTACCGCCGGTGGCGGGCGCGCGCTTGAAGGTCTGGGGCTGCTCAGTCGTTTCCAGCCTGGTCTTGAGCGCGGCGACTTCCGACTGGATGCCGGAGACAGCATCGCTGACCGGCTTCACGGCGGCGGCGATCTGGTCGCCAATGACCTTGCCGAAGGCGGCGACGTCGAAGCTGTTGTCGTTGGCGGGCTTGGGCTGCTGCGGGGTTTCCGCCTCGTCCTTCTTCTCCTTGGTGAAGAAGCTGGCGATGCCGCGCGCGATACTTTCGCCGAGGCTCTGGCCGCTGATAGGCTCGGCAGCCAGTTCAATCTGGGTTTCCTGCGCATTGGAGAAGACGTTGGAGCGGGATTTCACCGCGAATTTCAGGGCTTCGGTGCCGAGCGAGGCGGGCATGTCCGTCACGGCGAGGCCGACCAGATAGGCCTTCCCCTCGCCTGCGAAGTCGGGGTGGATTTCGCAGCTGGTGAACAGCTTCTGCCCGGCCTTGTTGATCTCGACCAGCTGATCGTTGGCGTCGATTTCGGCATAGAGGGCCAGCAGCGTCTTCTCTTCGCCGTTGATGGTGAGTTCGATTTCCTCGGTCTTGAGCGACAGGACCGAGCCATAGGCGTTGAACGGGCGGTCCGGGCTGTAACCGGCGATGTGCTCGCAGTTGATCCGCGCGGTATAGGTGGCGGGATCATAGCTGGCCGCCATCTGCTCGAGCCATTCGCGCTGAATGACGCGGCCATCGACGGTCGCACCTTCGACTGCGACGCGGAAAAACTTGCTCTTTGCCATGATCGATCCGGTTCCCTTGGTTGCCTGGGCGCGCAGGCGCTGGCCTGATGGGCAGCAGAAAGGGGCCGATGGGCGGACAGGCTCAAGACCCTGCATTTGGACAGGCGGCTATCCAAATAGACGCCCATGATCAGGCGCTTGGGCGCGGGGCATGGTCCGCCCCGATGACCACGCTACCTCCCCAGCCCGGCGCACCCTCTGCCATGTGGCAGTTCGATCCGCGCCGCCATGCGCGCAGCCTCTACTGGCGCGGGTGGGGCGTGACGCAGATCGCGGAGGAATTCGCGCTGCACGGCATCGTCAACGAGAAGGGCGGGCCGATTCCCCGCGCGACGATCGAGGCGTGGAAGCAACGCGACCGATGGGATGACGCGCCGTCGATCCGCAAGATCGAAGACGGGCTGGAGATCCGGCTGCTCACGCTGATCGCCAAGGAAAGGAAAACCAGCGCGGATCTGGTCGAGATGGACGCGCTGGCCCGGCAGATCGAAACGCTTGCCAAGGTCCGCCGCTATGAGGCCCCCGGCGGCCACGCGGGCGATCTCAATGACAAGGTGGCGAACCGCAACGCGGGGCCCCGCAAGAAACCGAAGAAGAACCATTTCACCGCCGAGCAGGCGGAGGAACTGAAGCGCATCTTCCTCGACGGGCTCTATGATTATCAGCATCGCTGGTGGCAGGCGAAGGACCAGCGCACACGCATGATCCTCAAGTCGCGTCAGATCGGCGCGACCTATTATTTCGCCTTCGAAGCCCTGATGGACGCGATCGAGACGGGCCGGAACCAGATCTTCCTGTCGGCATCAAAAGCCCAGGCACATCAGTTCCGGTCCTATATCGTCAGCTTTGCCAAGCTGGTGGGCGTCACGCTGGCGGGCGATCCGATGCTGATCACGTCGGACCTGCGGCCAGCGGAGGAAGCGGCAGCGGAACTGCATTTCCTTGGCACCAATTTCCGCACTGCGCAGGGCCGCCACGGAAATTTCTATTTTGACGAATTCTTCTGGGTCCATTCGTTCGAGGAATTGAACAAGGTCGCCTCTGGCATGGCGACGCATAAGAAGTGGCGCAAAACCTACTTCTCGACACCGTCCAGCGTCGCGCATCCGGCCTATCCCTATTGGACCGGCGATCGCCGCAACCGGCGGCGCAAGAAGGAAGATCAGATCAAGATCGACGTCAGCCATGCGGCGCTGGCGATCGGCAGCGTCGGGCCGGACCGGATCTGGCGCAACATCGTCAACATCCGCGACGCCGAGATGGGCGGGTGCGACCTGTTCGATATTGAGGAACTGGAGGACGAATACGCGCCCGACGAATTCGCCAATCTGTTCATGTGCGACTTCGTGGACGACAGCCAGTCGGCCTTCCGCTTCAATGACATGATCGCCTGCGGCTGCGACAGTCTGGTGGAGTGGACCGACTTTAATCCAGAGGCGGCGCGGCCCTATGGCAATCGTTCGATCTGGGCGGGCTATGATCCGCAGGAAAGCGAGAATGGCGATAATGCGGCGTTGGTCATCGCCGCGCCGCCGCTGGTCGAGGGCGGTAAATTCCGCATTCTTGAGCGCCACCAGCTGCGCGGGCTCGATTTCGAGCAGCAGGCCGAATTCATCAAGGCGGTGTTGAGCCGCTATAGCTGCACCTATCTGGGCATCGACGCCAAGGGGGTCGGTGCGGGCGTCTATCAGCTGCTCGCCAAGCCGGGGGCGATGCCGGGCTGCGCGGTCGCCAAGATCGAATATTCACTCGAACTCAAAGCGCAGATGATCATGAAGGCGCAGAATGTCATCCGCCGCGGCCGGCTCGCGTTCGACAGCGGCCTGCTCGATCTCGTGTCCGCTTTCGTGTCGATCAAGAAGACACTGACCACCAGCGGGCGGAACATCACCTTCAAGGCAGGACGCGGCGGCAATGACGGGCACGCCGATCTCGCCTGGGCGACCATGCACATCCTCATGAACGAACCGCTCGACGGCAAGGAAGCGCCCAAGGGCACGATGGAGATTATCGAATGAGCAAGCGCGCACGCCGCCAAGGAAATCGAGCTGACCACCGCCGGGAATCGGCAGCCGCGTCCGAGGGCGCGATCGTCGCTGCCAATGACAATCGGGGCGGCGCGATCGGGACGTTCAGCTTTGGGGATCCTGAGCCGGTGCTGAGCCGGGCCACCATGCTCGACATGCTGGAATGTTGGGACAATGGCCGCTGGTATGAGCCGCCTATCTCGCTGGACGGCCTTGCCCGCGCTTTCCGCGCGTCACCGCACCACAGTAGCGCCATCATCCTCAAGCGCAATCTGCTGGCCGCCAGCCTCGAACCAACGCCGTGGCTGTCGCGCAAGACTTTCGCCGGGATGGTGCAGGACTATCTGGTGATGGGGAACGCCTATGCGCAGGAAATCCGCAACCAGCTGGGCGGCGTGATGCGGCTCGACCATTCCCTTGCCAAATATACACGGCGCGGCATCGAGCCGGGCCGCTTCTGGTGGGTGCCGGGTCATCGGAACGAAAGCGAGTTCGTACCGGGCACGGTGCATCAGCTGCTCGCGCCCGACATCAATCAGGAGATCTATGGCCTGCCCGAATATCTATCGGCCCTGCAGTCGGCGCTGCTGAATGAGAATGCCACGCTGTTCCGCCGCCGCTATTTCGAGAACGGGAGCCACGCGGGCTATATCCTCTACGCCACTGGCGAGTTCGCCAATAACGATGTCGACGCTATGCGGGAGGCGCTGAAGCGCGCGAAGGGGCCGGGAAACTTCCGCAACATGTTCGTCCACTCGCCCAGCGGGAAAGAGAACGGCATCAAGATCATCCCCATCGCCGAGGTCGGCGCAAAGGACGAATTTCTGGGGATCAAGAACACGACGCGGGACGACGTGCTGGCCGCGCACCGCGTCCCTCCCCAGCTGCTCGGCATCATCCCGGCCAACGCGGGCGGCTTCGGCGATCCGGCCAAGGCGCTCGACAGCTTCTTCGAACTGGAAATCCAGCCCCTGCAGTCGGTCTTTCTCGAACTGAACGAGCAGCTGGGCTTTGAGGCGGTGCGGTTCTTGGAGCGCGAAGCCAATCTATGATGTGACTTCGCGTTAACGAAGCCGTTCATAGATGAAGGTGCCTGCCGCGAGTGCCATCAAAAAACCGATCAGAGCAGCTTCGATCCTGTAAGGCCAGGGACTGGATGGTCGTTCCAGATCGGCGCGGCGGTCTCTCCATCGATAACGCATGCCTGTCGCCCTAATCGTAACCAAAACTCACCGCTAGACGAATCTCAGTATTTTTTCTTTTAACCAAAATTGGCATAGGTTAAGTGCGCCGGGCAGCGATCGACCGAGGCCCGCTATGTTCGACGTCAAGGTGTTGGATAAGGATGCAGAGCTGGCGGTAATCGCCAAGGAGATCGAGGCGAATCTTGTTCGCCTCGATCAGTTGGGAATGTGGCAAGCCAGCGCTTATCTCAGTATGGCGGTTGCAGCATTGCCGGGACATTCGGCTCCCCTTCCCGAATGGGACCATAACCCCAGCAGTTGA